AGTCTCGTATAGAGAACCTTTTGTTTATCAAGAAGTCTTTCCAGAAGAGACACATGAAACTTTTTCTCCTCTGTATCCATAGAGGGGAATTTAAAAACACTACTATAAACTTCTTCTTGAAGTTCCTGAATTTCCGTCATTTCTGCGCGGACTACATCAGAATCAAAAAAACTCATGCTTCTCCTAAAACTACTTCTTTCAATATTTTTTTGTAACGAAATACATCTATATTTAGGAAAGGTGTGTACTTTCTCAGTTTTAAACTTACTGATGTCCAAACAGGATCAATCAGTTGTTTATCCCAGTTTGTTTTATAACCAAGGATAAGATTTAATATTACCATAGTTTCAATAGAAACGTTACCCTTTAGATACTCTTTAAGAATCTGCGGATGTTTCGATCCATCTAAGGCAAACATTGAATCTATATTGTTGTCAATGAATACTTTACTAGTTTCTTCCTTAAAAAGATAAGAAAGGGACTGAGTGCGTTTCTTCCATGACATGTATCTACCTTCACCTTCTCGAATCATCTCACCAATCCAAAGTTTCGCAGGATCAGTGCAATCAATGAAGTTAGACACAAAAAATTCTATTACTTCTTTATCTGATTTGTTACGTGCTAATTTTTCAAACCAGAATCTATCTTTGCGTTTATAAAAAGACTTTACTGTGGCACGACTTTTACCACAATACTTATGATAATCATATTTCTCTTTAGTGAAGTGATTCTTCAAAGAGAGATATGATTTATAGGCATCGAACGGCATCACTGAAAAACCCTACAGACGAAAATTTTGCCGGAAAATTTTTTGCCCCTTTTTTGAAATTAAAAGCTAATTTTGGTTAGAGGGGCAACTTGGCACGAGATGTTCTCTTAAGGAAGTTAAGTTCCATTGCTTCATACTTTAACTTCTCTTTCAGAGGTTTAGATATAAGTTTGGGGACGGACTCCACATCAATTGAATTCAGATCACAGAAATGAACGATGGCATCGATATAACTCATGTCTTGATTTTCAAGGACAAGTTTCTCAATATCTTGCGCAAATTTTGACGGGCAGAAGAATTTCTTTTCTAGTGCTTTTTCTAGTTCATTCTCCATTCTCTGTCCTAGTATTGTGATGTACAAATTCCTTGATGTAACGAACTAGAAGCTTAATATAATCGTCTTTGTTCCGTTTGTCAAACACCTTTACTTCGCCACCAGGAGTTACCATGAGAGTAATTAGTTTTTTGACTGGAATACCAGTCATCTCATAGTAGGCACACGCATAAAATGTTTCTTGGACAAAGTAGTTTTCCAACCACTTCTCAGGTTTAATCTTTTCAGATGTCTTAAAATCTATGACTGCTAGTTCTCCCTCGTACTCACCGATGCAGTCTACTCTACCTGCCAACCCAAGGTACTCTGAATATAGAGTTCTTTCAATAGCATGTACGTTATTTATCTTATCCAGATATGGCTTGGCATGATGAAACATAAACTGAGTCATAGGACGAAACTCTTCCCAGTTCAGTTGCAGATTCATCAAATATGCTTGAGCCGCTTCATGAAAATCAGTTCCCCTAGCAGTTGCTTTCTTTGTGATACGATTTGCCTCTTCAATACCAACTCGCTTCCGCCACTTTGCAAAAATCTCTCTATTATAAAAAGATGTCACAGAAGTGATGGAGGGAACCCACTGTCCATCTGGAAGATTATAGAAGCGAATTCCCTGTGTTTCTTTTTTGTTTAGTTCAATGTCACCGAGATAATTATGATGAATGAAGTTCATAGTTTAAGTTCGTCTTTCGCAAGCAAGTATTCTTTACATAGTCCAGAACGGACAATATCTTCAACACCAAATTCAATAATATCAACTGAAGGCATAACTCTAAGAATATTCATGAAGTCATGAATACCATTTCTTTCATTCTGTTTAACCAAGTCAGTCTGAGTTGCGTCACCACAGAACATAATCTTAGTATCTTCACCAACCCTAGTAATAATACTATCAAGTTCATGAAAATTCAAGTTCTGATATTCATCAACAATAATAATCGCTCTGTCTAAAGTAGTGCCTCGGATAAAAGATGTGCTCCAGAAACTAATTGTTCCCTGAGTCTTCAGATTACCGTAAAGCATTTCAAAGTCTGTCTCTGAGGGAAGAGAAAACATATACTTTACCATGTTCTTATAAGGAATCTGATAGATATCAGACTTATCCTCATGATCACCAGGTAAGAATCCAATCTCTCTAGTTGCTACAAGAGATCGAACAATGTAGATCTTATCATATGGAGATCTTTCATCAAGAACTTCTCTCAATGCATTATAAAGAGTGATAAATGTTTTACCTGTGCCTGCTGCACCATATGCAACTAAGTTTTTATTATCAGAGTAAGCGTCAAATAGTTTTTGTTGATTATCGGTGAGAGGATCAATACTCCTCATCAATTCAGTGTTAATTGGTTTACGGCGCTTCATTTGCTTTGCAGTTAAACCAACACCAATAGGTTGTTCTCTTTTTCTTTTTGCAGGCATAGATTAGACAGGTTTGACAGTGGAACCGGGGTACTTAGATGCACGATGTAAAACATCGTTCCATCCAGGATGTGACTTTTTAAGTTTATCATAAACTTCTCCAAGTTCACCGCAGCCGGGTGCAGTACTTGGATCACTCCAATCTCTTTGCCATTCAGGGTTGTCCTCTAACCACTGAGTCCATTCATGTACACTAAGTTTGACATCCTTTTGTTCACCAGTTTCCTTATTAATAACGGGATATGTGGCCAATTAAACCTCCATAGTGTGTAATATTTATTATAGCATAATCAAGAATAAAATATTTTTTGTCTAGATTCTTTTTTATAGTTAACCTTTCTTATCATCGCATTATCATTTAGTTTTCCATATGTAAAGAACTCTTCTAAAGAAAAATTATGATGTTCATTCTGCCACCAATCATAATACAAGTCTCTACACTCCCGAAACCATCCTCTTGCAGTTCCAGTCAAATCAACATCGCTTCCAAAATCAGGATTATTAGTAATCAATGGCATTGAATATGTTTTTCCACCTTCAAGAATAAATGCATCTACCATCCCATATATTCTTTTATGTCTTACATCACTTGTTTTTAAATTTAATTTAAATTTTCCATCAATATAATGAAGTTTAAGAAGTTTTTTTGCATAGTCACGATTTATTAAACAAGGGCCAAATCCACGATTGTGATGAACCGGATGTAGATAGAAAAAAAGTATGTCTTGGTTTTCATAACCTAACTGAATACAATCCCAGTTTTCTGGAATATGATTCATTAAATAGTTCCAATCAAAATTCCAGTATTCAATCAAAGAAAGATCATAGTCATCTTCCATGATTAGTAAATGTTCTTCATTAGTTGTCTCCAACCAATTTTTAATCATTTCTATATGAGTGATTGAATCACCTATGGCAGCAGATCCAAGTGAAATTTCTTTGTCTAAGACTAAGTGCTGCCATTTATAATCCTCTGTGGAAAGATATTTTGTTGCAGAAATTCTATGAAAATTACTAATTCTCCAATAATCAAATTGAGATTCCATATAATCTCTACGATCTGTTCTATGATCTAGATTGACATAGTATATCGTGGGAAGTCCCTTCAATTTATCTTTAAGGTTCATATCAATCTCTTTCTAAATCCAAAGTGACACAATGAAAAATACCACTTAATGTTCTTCCATGTCTCATAGGAAGCATGGCACATTCTATTCCATGTTTTTCAAGTGCTTTCCTAGTTGGTTCTTGATGCTCTTCAAGAGCAATCAAATTTTCATTAACACTAAAAAGATTCATGTTAACCCACTCAGAGGCATGATTATATCCCGAATAGTATCCAATGTCAATCGGTTCTGGACACCATACAACATCCCAATTTCTAAATGGTTCTGGAAGTACATCAACAGATTTAATTCTTTCGGGATTAAGTAACATTAGTCCTTCACGAAGAAAAGCAATAGTTGTATCAATATGCATGTAACTATAAACTCCTTGCAGAGTATGCACTTTTGCTCTATCCCCAAGAATTTCTTGAAGTAACTCTGCTCCTTTTACATTTCCACTATTTGAAACCAGATAAAGGATGTCATCATTTGCTCTAAGAATATTAGCAGCATCAAACGCAGGTGATAATTCATTCAATGCAAGTATGTCTTTATCACCTACACAATTTAAGTTATAAAGATCATCACAATAATTACAAGGTATCAATTCAAAATCTAAAATTTGAGAAAAAGGTTTCCATGCGTCTGCTCTACATCTAAGGGGCATAGGAGTTGCTAAAGAAATATCTTTATGTGTGAAAATCACATCCCTTGGACAGAAATTATAGTAATCTGTTTTAGATCTCTCAGGCCTTAAAACCTCAACATTTTCTCCTTGTAAAAAGTTGACAAATACTTCTAAATCATCGTTTGCTTCCTCTATAACTTGTTGCGGATATAAACCAACTGGAATGTCTGATATGTCTTTTCTATCCGCGTAATTAATAGTACGAACACTTAAATCTATTTCAGGAACTCTCGCATTATCAGCGACTCCAACTATGACTTTTTTTAATTTACCCCATTCATTCTGGCTTCTCATTTATTTCAAAATACCTGTAATTTGAACTGCATATCTATCATTCATACTAAAATTATAGAATGCATGTATTTCATTATAATTCCAATAAAAACAATCACCAGACTTCCATTTACAGAAAGCGGTATCTTTAACTTGTAAAATTTGTCCAGGACTACTGTCTTCCAACATAACCATAAATCTAATTATATTTTTCGGATCGGCATTAAAAATTTCTACATATCTTCCATATAAATCAATGTGAAGAGGTAAATACTGTCCGGGTTTAAAATAATTTATAGCAGGTGTAGCATTATCTAAAAAGTTAAATCTTGGTAGAATATAATCATCAATACATGCAGGCATCTTACTTGGTAGATGATACTTGTACATTGACATATTTTCTCTACAATGCCCCGATCTTACATAATCTTCAACTAACTCTTCATCTCTATGATTTGATAAATCATAATTTAAATTTTTAAAATCAGATATATTCCAATTTGGTTTAATACTTTTTATCATCACTCATAGTTTACAACAAAATTATTTTTTTCATAAAAACTTGTTGGTAAAAGAGGATCTCTATGACGAAATTTTATAGGATTTGCGGGACACATTCCACAAATAGATTCTGCTCCTCTCTGAAAAAATTCTAATATTTCAGATTCAGTTGCACCAGGTTCTAAAGGTATATATTTTAAATATGGATCCCATTTTTTAGATAATTTATCTTTATATTTTTCTTTTTGAATACTTAAATATGCTGTCATACAACATTTAAATATTCTATTCTTGTAAAGTTGAAAGCACGTTTGTCCCGCTATGCATTCATCCCAACTTTTTTGTGGATTATTATCTTCAAAGGGTTCAAAAGTTATTCCAAATCCCTTATATGCTTTATACCAATGCGAAGTCCATTCATCTATTAAAACTTCAAAATCATATTCATCTTTCCATCTCTCGATTATTTTAAGGGATGAAATCAATTTATCATCATATTCTTTACTCGTGGAGTGATTAGAAATAAAAAGAGTACATTTTGTATCTTGTAGTGCTTTTGGCAAATCTTTATGCCTCTCAGCATCAATTAGTAGTCCATTAGTTACAAGTTCAAAATAAGAATTATCAGGTTGTGTCCACATTTCATGAGTGATCTTTACTATTTCCACAATATCTTTATGAATGAGTGGTTCTCCACCCAAAATAGCCAATCTTCTTGGAGAAATTTTTTCATTCCAAGAAGAAAACCATGTTTTTAATTCATCTAACCCTACAATCCAATTGTGCCCATGATTGGTAAAGTGAGTGCATCCTTCGCAAGAGAGATTGCAGTTATGAGTGACATGCCACTCTAAATGCGGGACAATAATCATTTTTGAAAAACTGATAATTTTTTTAAATCAGGATAATCTTTAAACGTCCACTCTCTTGAAGGACGATTTCTAACATCTGATAGTTTTTCAATACCTAAAATCGCAGTCTCTGGAGTCATATAATAATGATATCCTATTGTATCAATATTTTGCTCCGCCCATGGTTTTGATAAATCTCTACCATCATATGACATTTTTTTAAGAATATCATAGTCTTCTTTATTCTGTAAAAGAATAGCTCCACCTCTGCCAAGACTTAAATGTTTTTTGAATTGAAAACTCAAACACATAAACGTGTTCTCTATGTATCCGTTCTCTTCCCAATAAACTGCAGCATCAATTATGTTAGTGCCTTCGAGATAATAAAAATCTTTCCATTCTTTATATTCAAAATCCCACTTTAAATTTAATTTTTCAAAGGTGAAAGGAACTGAAATATAAGTATGGTTAGGAATCGTGATATCATTAAATTTTTTATATCTTAAGCAAAGTTCTATGGCATGTGTGCAGCAATCTGTTACGACTGCATATGGAGCGCCATAAAACTTCGCCAATTCTTGTTCAAACTTTTCTACGTGTTCAAACATTTTACCACTCCAGTGCTTCTGAAATAGAGGGAAACTGTTCTTTAAAGATGCGCTTGGCATCATTAGCAATGTCCATGTGCTCCTTCTGTGTGCCGTTTGCAGAGCGCAAATCAATGTAATGGATCCATGAGCGAATAGAACCCGTCATGTAGAGTCTGGTGGGCACAGCGAGGGGAAGAACGAAGCGAGCACACTCCTTTGCGATTCCTTCACGAAGAAGTTCATTGTAAAGATCCATACCCTCATTGAAATAGTT